TCATATTCCTAACTCTTTTTCTGTAACTACCTTGAATTCCCACTGACGATCAGCACAGAACTCTCGTGCCATCTTCCATTTTGCTTGGTTTTTTGCATATTCATATGCTTCACGAATATATCCCTTTGTCTGTCTCTTTGGTTTAACGGGTGGTTTTGTTTGTTTCGCTGGTTTAACTTCAATTACATATCTTTTTATTTTACCACCTCTTTCCTTGACTTTCATATAGAAATCGGGAAAGTAACGATGTACACGATTATCAACAGGTGAGCGATATGGTATTGCAATTTCTTCGCTTGCCCATTCTAATATATTATCATTTTTATCACAATACACCATAAACTTTCTTTCCCAGAGTGACCTATAAATTATATTAGTTGGATCACCTTTATACTTTCTGGGGTAAGACGGGTAGTATTTTCCCTTATAAGACATCTAAATAGTCATGTTATGTAATTTTATTTAGAGTGCCAGCACCGAGACCGAGACCAATATCAGATATATTACCAAGATTTCAAAATGTATCTCAATCATCTCATTATCTTGTAAAGTTTGCTTTACCTTATAATGATGGCCCTGATGGTTTACGTTCATTTTTGAGAAGGAAAGGTGTAAATGATCGTTTTGTAGTTGAGGATGCAGGACTTTTATGTAGTGATGCAGTTTTACCAGGAAGTGCATTAGCGTCTATTGATACTCGTGGAAATTTTCAAGGTGTTATTGAAAGATTTGCACATACCCGTAATTTTACACAGATAAATTTGGAATTTTACGTTGATAATGAATATAAATCTATGAAATTTATAGAGCACTGGATGGAATATATTACAGGAGCAAATACTGATCCTACAAAGGATAATTATCATTACGTTCTTCATTATCCTCAAGAATATAAATCAAACGAAACAAGAATAGTAAAATTTGAAAGAGATTATAAACGTTTTTTAGAGTATCGGTTTGTTGGGTTATTTCCTCTGGCACTTAATTCAACAAGAGTGTCCTATCAAGGTTCAACAGTTTTAAAGGCATCGGCATCATTTAGTTATGATAGGTATATTTGTGGAGAATCTTCTTCTGTAGCAAGAGATTTGGGAAGAGCATTAAATGAAATATTTGGAACAACTAATCCAGTAAAGGATGGCGGAAGCATAAAACCTGAGTTTTTGAATAGTAGTGCGTATGGAGAAAAATTCTCAGATGCTTCTGGTGTTAAATCTTCAACTAATAATAGTTCTGATACTTTATTATCATCTGCATCAAATAGAAGAAGTTCAGCTTTGGGACCTATTGAAATTGGAACGAGAACCATTTAAAAAACTAATATAAATAATGACACTGAAGTGTTTAGCATATTATGCCTTTACCAACAATTTCAACACCAACATATGAGTTGGTGCTTCCTTCTTCAAATAGAAAAATCAAATTTAGACCTTTTCTTGTAAAGGAAGAAAAAATACTTATTATTGCTCTAGAGTCACAAGATCAAAAACAAATAGCAAGTGCAGTAAAAAATATTTTATCATCTTGCATATTAACAAAAGGCATTAAAGTTGATAAATTGTCAACTTTTGATATTGAATATTTGTTTTTAAATGTAAGAGGTAAATCTGTAGGTGAAGATATCGAAATTATGGTAACTTGTCCAGATGATGGAAAAACACAAGTTCCTATGTCCATTAATATTGATTCAATAAAAGTTCAAAAATCTAAAGAACATAGTCCAGATATAAAATTGGATGATACTTTTACTATGAGAATGAGATATCCATCATTAAATGAATTTATCAAGACAAATTTTGATGCTGGTCAAGTGAAAGTAGATGATACATTTGAATTAATTGCATCGTGTGTTGATCAAGTTTTCTCTGATGAAGAATCATGGACTCAAGAGGATTGTACACAAAAAGAGTTAGTTGATTTTATTGAGCAATTAAATTCATCACAATTTAAAGAAATTGAAAAATTCTTTGATACAATGCCTAAATTATCTCACACTCTGAAGGTAATAAATCCAAATACAAATGTTGAAAGCGAGATAGTAATTGAGGGTCTGCAGAGTTTTTTCGGATAAGTATGGCACATGAAGACTTGGTGTCATACTACAAGTTAAATTTTTCATTGATGCAACATCATAAATATAGCTTGACGGAACTTGAAAATATGATTCCGTGGGAGAGAGAAATTTATATTTCTCTACTTCAACAATACATTGAAGAGGAAAATCTAAAAGCACAACAAGAACGTAATGGATGAGTTTGGTTCACCAATATTAGGAGGAGTAAGGGCAGTTAGGAGAAATTTATCTTCTAGCTTTTTGAGTGGTGGGCAGAGAAATCCTCAAGTTGATACAGTCACAACAAATTTACTTCAGCAACAATCACTGCAATTAACGTCCGTCTCCGATCAACTTAAAAATATTTCACGACAAATATCATTAATAAATTTTAATTTAAAGTCTGTTAAAGAGAATATATCATTAAATGAGCAATTAGAAAAGCAGAGGGAAGACGCAAGAAAAAATCGAGAGAGAATATTAGCAGAGCAAGGTTTAAGAGAGGGTAAAGAGAGTGAGTTAGAGAAAAAAATTCAGACATCATTATTTGCACCAGTTGCAAGAATAGGACAAAAAACAAGAGGAGTATTAGAGAAATTAACGTCTTTCTTACTCACACTTGCTGGTGGGTGGTTGACCTTAAATGGTCTTGATTTACTTAAAGCGATGTCTGAGGGTAATGTTGATAAAATTAATAAATTTAAAGTAAAATTTTTAGGTAATTTAGCTTTAACTGTTGGATCATTGACTGCAATATCTTTCGGTGTCAAAAAGGCAATGACAATACTTGGCGTTTTTACAGCTAATGTATCAAGAATTGCATTAGGAGGAATATTAACATCTTCACTACTTGGTATAAGATTATTATTTTCTGGATTGATTGCAAAAGGAATTCAATTAGCATTAGGCGGTGGTAGTGGTGATAGTGGTCGTCCAAGAACTGCTATTGATACTGCATTAGATATAGGTAGTGTGATAGGTGGATCTATAATTTTTAATGCAATAACAGATAGAATAGGAAAATTATTTAATTTTAATTCAAAGGTTAAAGTAAAAACTGATGGCAGTAAAGGTCGTAGCAGTAAAAGTGGAAAAGGCAAAGGTGGAGGAGGTACAAGAGGTAAGTCAAAAAAATTAGAAGATGTATTAAAATTTATAAAAAATAAATCTAAAAAAGCAGCAAAAAACCCAATTTTTAAAAGGATGAGGTCTGGTGCAATTTCTGGTGCATTTTTGAGTTCGTTATTCATATTATCTACAGCGATAGATGTAGAGGCAAATGTACAAGATATAGAAGCAAGAAAAGAGGCGGGTTTAATAACCGAAGATCAAGCAAGAGAGGAAAAAATAAGTGCTACTTCACAGGGAGTAGGAAGTTTTATAGGTAATACGTTTGGTTTGAAATCACTTGGCACTGGTTTAAAGATTGCCAAACTCAAGGCAATTGCTGCTGGTGGAGTAGTAACTCCAGAAGTAATAAGCACCGTCATTGGTTCATTAGTTTTATCATATTTTTTCTTCACAGAGGGAGGTAATATAACTGAGTTTTTAAGTACAACCTTTGATAAAATGAGAAATAAGGATAAATTGAAAGAGAACTTTACCACTTTAGGGGGGACCGAGGTTGATGATATAGGAAAGGGATTCTTTAATGTGAATTTACAAAATGAAAATATCGATGTTATTAAAAAAGAAAATCAAGCTGAAAGTATATTCGATTTTAAAGAGGGTGAAAGTACAGAATTTATTTTCAATACTGAAAAACCTATATTTCAAAATAATGGATTGACGGGTGTTTTAAATGATGGGAAGGGAGGTACAGGTGAATTCTTACCAAATATTAATTTTAATAATAATTCAAAAATGTTTTTTAATGAATCATTATTAGGAGTTCCTGTAAATTAATGTCAATACAAAAACGTAGAAATTCATTATCAATATCATCATTGGGAATTGACTCGATCAGTAAGTCATTCACTAGTTTGTCTAAGGGTTTAACTTCATTGAGTGAACAAACACAACAACTGGTCAAAGAGACGAGAAAATTAAATGAATTAAAAAGAATTCAAATCAAACAAGACTCTGAGTTTTTTAGGAGGAGAAGGGAAAATGCACGAAGAAGGGAAAGGGAAGATCAGTTAGAAGCTTCATCAATCACAGGTGCACAAAAAAGAGAAGGTAATTTAATCCAACGAAGCACAAAGGGATTTTTAGGCAGAATTCTTGATTTTATAGGTACTTTAATAATTGGATGGGCAGTTATTAATCTTCCAAATATTATTGAAGCATTTCAAAAACTTTTTAAGTTTATAACAAGAGTAGTAACAATATTTACCAAGTTCATAGATGGTATGAAAGACTTTTTTACATCAATAGGTGATGGTGTTCAAGGAGTCTTTAAAAAACTTACAAGATTTGATTTTGAAGAAAATACCAAAAAAATACGTGAGATGTTTGATCAGTTGACTGGAAATTTAGTAAATTTGAACAAAGCATTCGTATCTTCAATTTTTGGTTTTGTAAATGATGAAAATATAAGAAAAGCACCAGAAGCTGCACAAAAATTAGGTATTAATCAATTACCTAATGATAAAGAAGAAGACTTACCCGCTGTTCTAACTCAATCTGCGATAGAAAATAAACAAAAAGAAATAGAATCAAGAGATGAAGGTGGGAATGTTGTTGAGGGAGAATCTTATTTAATTGGATTGAATCCAGAAACTGGGGAACCAGATGAAAGAACAGAAACTTTCGTCTCAGACCAAGATGGATTCATTTTAAATAATGAATTAACTCAGAGTTTACTTGAATTGGAGGATGAGGATGAGGATGATGATGTTGATATGAAATTTTTACAAGGATTAGAAAATAATTTTCAAAATATTATTGGTAGAAAAAATCAACAAAAGCAAGAAAATAAGGTAACATCCTCAAATAAACAGGAAGATGAAGATAATGATGAATTTTTACCTTTATCAAAAATTAATAAAATTATTGAAGATTTAACTAATATTAGACCTTTAAATATTCAACAGGAAAGGGAAGAAATAGCAGAAGATAAAATTAAAGTAAATAAAAAAACAAAATTAGAAATTGCTGAAAAATCTATCATTAATAAAAGAAATAAATCAAAAAATACAGTGATGGTAATTGAAAAACCAGTGATTGTAAATTCAAATAGTCAAACTTTTAGTAGTGATAAAAAACAACCATTTTCTTCGTTAAATAGGGATAACTCCTATTTCTTACAAAGTTTAGCATTAAAATAAAAATATGTCAGCTCAAAGTCCTAGTGTATATGAAATATTTGACATTAAATCAAATGACGGAGGAAAATCTGTTGACCTAAGAGGAGGTGTAATTTCATTTTCTTATTATGAGGATGTATTGTCACCATACATAAGTGCACAGGTACAAATTGTGAATACAGGTGAATCTGTTATTGATAAAGAAAAAGACATCACCACAGTTTATAATGGTTTGCCTATAAGAGGTGGTGAAGTACTTAATATTAGAATACCATCAACATCTCAGGGACCAGGTTTAGATTTCACTGAAAAAAATAATAATCCATTATTTGTTGCATCAATTACAAACATTCTTCAAGATGCACTAAGAGAAACATTTACATTGAATTTAGTTTCAAGAGAAGCTATTACAAATGAAACTGCTTTTGTTGGAAAAAAATTTAGTCCAAAAATTACATCTAGTGTAAGGGATATTATTGAAAAATACTTATTATCTGAGAAAAATATAGATGAAGACGAAACAGATAATGATTATGCTTTTTATGGTAATATGAGAAAACCATTTACGATACTAACTTGGTTATCAACAAAATCAGTACCAGCGGAAGCAGGTGGACAACGTTCAACAGCTGGATATTTTTTTTATGAGACTAAGCAAGGATACCATTTTAAATCAGTTGATGCATTGATAAAAAAAGGTTCTATAGCAGAATATGAATATACACCAAATATTATTGATACAGAGGATCCAAAAAAAGATTTTAAAATATTAGAGGTAAACATTAATCGAAATCAAAAGTTAATTGATAATCTGGAAAGAGGTTCATATTGTTCTCATAGAATGTACTATGACCCACTTAATGGAAAATTTACAACTCAGCAACAGGGTGAATTTAAAATGTCAGACTACTCAGAGAAAATGGAAAATTTAGGTGAAAATTTTAATTTAGGTTTACCACCTGTTGATACATCTGGAAAAACCTTAGCTGATTTACCTACAAGGATTGTGACAGGTGTTGTAGATCGTGGAATCACAGAAAAATCAGATAAAAACTCAAAAAAACAAAATGCTGATCAGATGAATTTTCATTCACAGGCAATGATGAGATACCAGACTATTTTTAATGAAACAATAACTATAACTATTCCCTTAAATACCATGATTATAGCAGGTAATATATTAAAATTAAATTTCTTTAAAATGACTGTTGGTAAGGAAGTAAAAAGAGATGATTCACGAGCTGGTCTATATATGGTAAAACAGTTAGTCCATTTTTACGATAATACTGGTTCTTTCACTAAATTAAAACTAATAAGAGATACTATTGGAGTTAAAGATAAATGATTGAAAATATTTTATTAAAAAGTAATTTTTTAGGAAAAGATGGATTCCGCTGGTGGATTGGTCAAGTTGCACCTGCAAAGACTTGGAAATCTAATTTAATGGGCAATAAAAATGCTTGGGGAAATCGTGTTCGTGTTCGCATAATGGGTTATCACCCACAAAACACAACAGAGTTAAAAGATGAAGAATTACCCTATGCATTAATTCTTTTATCCGCAACTGATGGTTCTGGAGGTGGTAATCATAAAAAGAAAACTAAAATACAACAGGGAGATGTTGTTGTAGGATTCTTTTTAGATGGTGATGATGCTCAACAACCAGTCATATTTGGAGTTATAGGAAGAACAACAGATATTATAAACGAGGCAGAATCTCCATTTAAACCTTTTTCAGGTTTGGCACCAGAATTAAAAACTGATAATTCAAAAGTGAGAGTTTCGTCTAATGGTGGTGAGTCAAATTCAACTGGAGACCAGACAAAGTGTACAAATCCACAATGTCTTAATGTTGATAATAACACCGCAAAAAAAATAGAGAGTGGTAATCCTGATGTAGAAGTTGAAAGTAGTAATGATATAATGGGTGAGTGTGTCCCAATGGCAGGTTCAGGAACAGATGCTTCTATAAAAGCAGAAATAAAAAATGTTATTAAAAAATCAAAAACCGCAAGTCCCACTGAAAAGTTAAAATTATTATCAGCAGCAACAGGTAATATTACTAGTGTGACAAAAGGACTTACTACAAACTTAACAAAAAATGCAATGAACTCACTTAAACCAAAATTAAGTTCAGGTTTAGATGTATTGTATGAGGGTGTATTCACTAAAGTTGTGGCAGCAACAAAAAATACAGCGATTGCAAAGAAAGCAGGAACAGCAGCACAAGCAGCATTATTAGGACCAGTCGCTGCTTTACAGAATAAAGCTCCTTGTGTGACAGAAGCGATTGGTAAAACTATGTTGAAGGACGTTAGGTCATTGTTAACTTCTTTTGTTGATAATGTCCAAAATCCTACTTCTTGCATGAGTGAGCAATTTACTGGTGCTATTTTTAATAAAGTAATTAGTGGAATAGGAGATCAGTTAGGACCAGAACTTGGTGGAGTAAGTAAAATATTAGGTGGGTTTGATATGATAAGTGATTTAAGAGGAAAGGCAGAAGGACTACTTGGAGCACAGGAAGCAATAAATTGTATTGCTCCATTATTATCATCTTCCTCTGACATTTGGTGTATTGGAAAAGGACCAATGAATATGCCAGGTGTAGCAGCTTCAAAAATTATGAGTTTTGCGAATGCTGCCCAGTCTTTACAGGAAGCATCAGGTGCACCAGGTGGTATTTTGGGTTCTTTAGGTGGTTTTGGACAGTTTGATTTTATGAACTCTGATGTAAGTGATCCTAATTATACAGGTGAATGTAAAGCATCACCACCAACAGATTGTAAAGGAGTGCAGATACAAGTGTTTGGAGGTGATGGTGAAGGTGCACTAGCGGAACCAATTATAGGTGCATTAGCTGGAGATGCACTTGCACAACAAACTGGTAGTCTTATTGGTATAAAATTAACTAATCCTGGACAAGGATATACAATACCACCACTTATAGAGGTAACTGATAATTGCCAACAAGGATATGGTGCACATGCAAGAGCAATAATTGATTATGATCCTACATCACCAACCTATGAGCAAGTAATAGATATTGTTGTTATTACACCAGGTGAAAATTACCCAGTTATTGATGATGGGGAAAAAGAATACACTGTAGATCACGTTGCAATCATAAGTCCTGGTGAGGGGTATAGGGAAAGTGATATTATTACAGATAATGTAGGAAATGAGTATGTAAAATTCTTAGATACGGATGGCAGAATATTAAATGTAATACCACCTGATGCAAGAGTGACAAATGTAATTCCTGTTGATGGTTTTCCAAGATTGTTTATTGAATCCACAACAGGTAGAGGTGCGATTATAAAACCTCAAATCTCACCCAGACCATCTTATCAAGGTGCAACAAAACAAGTTATAGACTGTATTACACCCAGAGATGGTATCATAGGATATGTAAATGGCGAAGCATATTATGGACCATTCCACGTTCATCCAACCAGAGGAGTAAAAATGGTTGGTGCTGCACATACAACAACTGCACACGCAATCATTTATGATACACCTGCTGAGAGTCGGGCAGCAACTGTAAATATTCCATCTTCTACATCATCAGTTCAAGTGGAGAGATCATCATTTATATCAAATACATCTGAATCGTCTTCTTATACGCCACCAGATTCATCAAATATGAATCCTCCTGACAGTTCGTCTCCTCCAAGTAGTCCACCATCCTCTCCTCCATCAGGTGGTGGCGGTGGTGGTTACGGTTACTGATAAATATTAATACGATATAAAAAAAGATATGGCACCTATAGAACCAAATTGGGCATTGTGTGATTTTTTTACGAACTCAACTTGTAGGGTTGTGACTAGTAATCCTGTTGTTGGATTTGGTGGTGGAATGGTAGGTCAGGTGCTGTTAGAGGAAAATGGGCATACAATTCATCATGGTTTTACTCAGGACGGACAGTATAATGTAAACTCAGATGGTGTATATACATTAGCGGTTGGAGGACAAATTGACAGTGGTACATCCTTGAATTTAATTGCGAGTCAGGGTGATGCTAGTGTTACTGCAAATAATGGAAATATAAAACTAAGAGGACAGAAAATACTTATTGATGCTTGCGATGAGTTAGTGTTCAAGTGTGCTGGTAATGTGAGATTTGAAGGTAAAGATAGTGGAGTTTGTAATAGCATATATTTTAAAACAATTACATTAGCTACAAACGCTGAATTAGGTAATCTTGTCCCAAGAAAAGTAACTTTTGGTGGACAATGCTTTGCTAATACTGCTGTTGGTGGTTTAGCACAACAATCCGCATTTGTTGCTGGTGCTTTGAAAGAAAAAGCACCTGAAATTAAAAAGAATTTAGAAGCATTGTCTGGTGATTTGCAAGGTCAATTGGGTGGACTTCAAGATCAATTAGGAGGTCAATTGGGTGGACTTCAAGATCAATTAGGAGGTCAATTGAGTGGACTTCAAGATCAATTAGGAGGTCAATTAGGTGGACTCCAAGATCAATTAGGAGGTCAATTAGGTGGATTGCAAGGACAACTAGGTGATTCTATTAAATCTAGTGGTTTACAAAATGCACTGAGTAATTTTGGAGGATTCACCTAATGCCAGGTTTTAAAAGGGGAGAGGTTACAAATCCTGATTACGGAAGTAATGATGTAAATCAGTTTAGTCAAATAACTGAATTTACAGATGATGTATACATTTATGGTACTTTATATACTGATATAGAGGCATCCGATATAAATTTTGATGAATTAGTAGAATTTGAAAATTTATTAGTAAAAAATAATTTTAAGGTATCTGGATTATCAACATTTATTGACGCAGTGGATATGGATTATCTTACTGTATATCAAAGGCACAATGTTGGTGCTGCTGGTACAGTATTTGTTGCGATATCAAGTACATCTGATTTAGATGGTCAAGTTGGAGGTCGAGTTGGTATTGGCACCACTCAACCAGATAATAAGTTTCAAATCGGTGCAAATGACACCTCTTTTAATGTAACTGATTTAGGTTCAGTTGGTATTGGAACCACTCAACCCCTTGGAAAATTTCAGATAGATAGTGATTGTCTTATTGTAACTAATGAATGTGATGTAGGTATTGGCACAACCCAACCAGTCGATAAGTTTCAAATCAATAGAGGTGATGATAGTTTTGTAGTCACTGGAATTGGCACCGTTGGTATTGGAACGACCAGTGTAGGTGGTGATTGGGCAAGTGGAAATACACAGTATGATGGTGATTTGCAAGGTGAGTTGAAATTAGATGTTGATGGAAGTATTCACATAGCGAGAAATATCTATGATTCTGCTGGTTCACCAGGTGGTAATGGTTTTTTCTTAAATCGAGATGAAGTTGGTATACGTTGGGTATCATTTGAACCTTCATTTACAGAGGGTGTATTTGTTCAAGATGAGGGAGTTTATATACCCACCACAGGTATAGCACAATCATTCACTGTTTTTAATTTTAAACAACTTGATAAGCAGGGAATAGGTGTAGATGGTCTAGTTCCTAAACCAAACCCAACAAACCCAACACAAATAGTTGACATAGAAACAAATAGTTTTTGGGGAATAGTTCAAGGACATGTTGGTATTGATACAGGCATTTATAGAAATACTAGAGTTGGTATTAAAAATAATAATCCTGATAGAGACTTGGATGTAACAGGAACTCTCCGTGCTACACAAGCAGTTGATTTTGATAGTACTTTAGATGTAGATGGTGCTACGACGCTTAATAATATATTAGATGTAGATGGTGCAACCACATTAAATTCAACTCTTGATGTAGATGGTGCTACGACGCTTAATAATATATTAGATGTAGATGGGGCAACAACATTAAATTCAACTCTTGATGTAGATGGGAATACAAGACTACGTTCCTTTTTAAATGTAGATGGTCAAACTTCATTTAATGATACCACTGAAGCTACTGGTCCAATACTTGCCTCAGTTCATTTTCATGGTGGTGTTGGTATTGTTAAAAAATTAATTGTTGGTGGACAAACTGAAATTCAAGATACAACAGAATCTAATAATAAAGATAGTGGTGCTTTAATAGTTGAAGGTGGAGTTGGTATTGAGAAAAAATTAAATGTTGGATCAGACGCTGTAATTGGTGGTAGACTAGATGTAAATTCGACGCAGGATTCAACTACTACAACCACTGGTGCAGCAGTTATAGATGGTGGAGTGGGAATTGCTTTAAAATTGAATGTAGGACAAGATACAGTTATTGGAGGTAGATTAGATGTTGATTCTCAACAACAATCATCATCACCAACTACTGGTGCAGCTGTTATAGATGGTGGTGTTGGTATTGGTAAAAATTTATTTGTTGGTGAAAATTTAACAGTTGAGCAGAATGGAAAAATTATTGGAGATTTAGAGCTAGATAAACGCATTAAAGACTTCTTTGATGAATTTGGATCTGAAACATCTATTGGAGGAGTTGGTGTATGTAGAACGGATTATCGTTTATCATCATTTGATGTATCAGAAGTTGGTCTAGGTGTATCTTGGAGACCATCTGGTGTGCAGACAAAGAGAACTATATGGGTCACTAAAAATGGATGTGATACAAACAGTGGATTACTTGAAGGTGATGCAAAGTATACTATTGGATCTGCTGCTGCAATAGCTCAACCAGGAGATACAATAAGAGTTAGAAGTGGAACGTATATTGAGAATAATCCTGTTGGTTTAAGGAGGGATGTTGCTATAAATGGTGAGGACTTAAGATTAGTATTATTAATACCAGAAAATAAAAATAGAGATTTCTTTCATGTTAGAAGAGGGTGTTTGGTAGAAAATTTAAGTTTCACAGGTGCTAATATTAATGATGATCATTCAAATTGTGGTGCTGTAGCATTTCCACCAACTGCTGCTGATGTAGCAGCAGGTTTTGCTTTTCAAGCAGCGACTGGTTTTACTGATTTAGGACCAGCAAACCAAGGTCCAAATCCAGCAGATCCATCACAAGGTGGAAGATGGCGTTCACCTTATGTTCGTAACTGTACTAATTTTATGTCAAAAAGTATTGGTATGAAAATTAATGGTGATCATGCAAACGCTGCTTTCACAGGTACAAATGATTTAGGTCAAGATTTAAAATCAATGGTATGTGATTCATTTACACAATACAATGAAGCAGGTATTGGTGTATCCTTATCAAATAATGCATATGCTCAATTGGTTTCAATCTTTACTATTTGTTCTGACATTGGTATTGCAGCTACCTCTGGAGGTCAATGTGATCTTACAAACTCTAACTCCTCATTTGGAAGACTTGGGCTACTAGCAGATGGATTCGGTGACATTGAATTTGACGGTGCAACATTTTCCTCTACAATAGGTGGAGCAGATCGAATCATATCAAAAAATACACAAGATCAATTAAATAACTTTCGTACACCTTTTGATGGGCAGGGTGCATACTTCCATTTAGATATGAATGATTATGCAGATAGTCCTTCAACTGTTACCGTCACAAAACCATTAGAATTAGTTCGTGGTCTTAGAGTTATAAATGGAGGTGCAGATGGAGATTATAATGCTGCTGCACCACCTATAGTAACATTAGTTGATTCTAATGGTATTCCTGCAACACCATTGGGTCCAGAATCAATATTACCTGAATTTTCACCAAATGTGAGTGCTGCTGGAACAATTACCTCTATTGATATAATTAATAGTGGTAGAAACTTTTTGCCAGATCAGGATTTAGTGGTTGCTATTTCTGGAGAGGGCAGTGCACAATTAGAAGTTGATATGGATCCTATTTTATTTACTGTGAGTGAAGCAACTGAAACATCATCCATAGTTGGACTATCAACAGTGATATTTAATGAATTTATCCCATATCCAATTAAAACGGATGTGGTTGTTGAATTTGTGAGATTAAGTCGAATCATTACGAGTTCACATTCATTTGAATACATCGGTGCAGGTACAGACATAAATAAGGCTAACCCATTCCAGGCTGGACAACCCATACCTGAGAATGAAGTGGTTGCAATAAACGGAGGTCAAGTGCCATTTACAAGCACGGACCAAAAAGGTAATTTCCGTATTGGTGATGGACTCACCATAGACCAAACAACATCAACGATTCGTGGAAGAGATTTCAATAGAGCGATTCAAGCACAACTTACTCCTTTGATATTAGCATTAAACTAAAATGGCGATAGCACCAGTCAATAAATTTATATCTGTAGCAGTTCCTGTTTCAGTTGGTAAACAAAAACTATATGAAGTACCAACAGGAACTTCTGCTTTATTATTGTATCTACAGGTTGCAAATGTAGGTATTGGTGCTACCTTTCCAAAGGTTACATTTACTCAGCAAAGAACACAAAGAAGTACAGGTAATAAAAGAGAAGTTAGAGTTATAAAAAATGTAGAGATACCACCAAGTGATGCAGCAGTTTTAGTGGACGGTAGGATCGTTTTAGAAAAAACACCATTAATTGTAGATAAGATATTCATTGAGGGCACTCAACAACAAGTTGGAATTATAACATTTGTTGATTATGATGAACCATCAGGTATTGTAACTATTAACACAAAAAATCCTCATCCATTTAAACCTGGCGACCCAATCACACTTGCTGGCATAGCATTAACTTGTAAAGAAGGGCAGACAGGAATAACAACAACTATTTTCCCAGATCCACCACAATCATATACAGTCGAATCAATTGAAGGATTTGTTGGAACTTCAAAAACATTTTCTTCTTTTATAGGAAATTCAACTCCACTAGGAGTTCAAAACACTACCGATAAGTATGCACACTATTATAATTCAGCAGTCCATTACTATGAGAGATCAAAACCTCTTGCGATTGAAGTTGTATCATCTGGTTCGATGAGTGGTTATGATAAGAAGAGTTCATCAGCAGGTACAACAGCAACAGCAACAGCATCATTATCTAATATAAATGCTGGTGCATTAACTGGAAATCTCACGATAACAGATGGTGGAATGGGATATGTTGAATCACCTACCGTCACAATTTCTGGTGGAGGTGGTGCTGGAGGCACTGCAATTGTTACTATCGTAAATGATGTGATAACACAGATAAGTGTGAGTGGTGGAAGTGGATATACATCTGCACCCACTATCACCATTGATGCACCAGAGGGAACAACTTATGACCCTTCCACTGGTAATATGAGTGTTTGTTTACCAGCTCACGGATTTTCTGATGGTGATTCTTTGAGACTAGAGAAAGAGGGTTTTGCGTTTACTTGTAATACTGATGGTAATAGTGAAGTTAAAAAATATCCTCGTTCATCTGGAGAAGATAAAAGTGGTAGTGGAGGTGCAAATAACCTTGGAAAACCTGATTATGCATATGGTAAAATATTAAGGGCATCAGTTCCCAATATTAATCGAGTGATTGTTTTTATTGGTACATCATCTGATGCATCAACTCATACATATAATCAAGCTAACTCTTTATCAAATAATATATTTAAAATTGGAACTCGTTTTAATGTGACTCGTGCAGTTTACTATGGTGGTGGTAATGATAATATGGGTGCAGGAGTTTCAAATCCAGATGATGTAGTAATAGAGGGTAAATTGTTGAGAGCTGGTGAATTAGTTATCACAACACAGAAAGATCATTTTTTATCGAATGGTGATAAAATTAGGATAATTGATAATGGAATTATTTTTAGTTGTTCTATGGATAATAGAGAAACTGAACATGCATATCCTCGTGTAACTGATCCTGCATCAGATGCTGAACTAACTGTGACTTCTGGTGCTGCAAGTGGTAGTTTAAAAACTGCCAAATCTTTTGTAGTTAATGTAGGTGAAAGTTATTCGGGTGGTTACTTTGCTCCATTAGAGATGGAGTTAATTGCAAGTATTTTGGAAAATAGTACAGCATAATTATGGTAAAATATTTAAGTGGAAGAGTTAAGAGAACCCCTCAAGATCAATTAAAAGATGATCGGTATGAGTATCTTAATTTAGAGCAAGCAGAACCAAATTTAGCAGATCCAAATACCTCACCAAGTCCTCCGCCTGGTGGGCAATTTCAGTTAATTGCTGTATCGGGAGTGCCTGGCAAGAGATTTTGGGTTCCTATCGGTGGAGGTTTGATACCTGGTGCAATCACAGTTTTTGATGAGGCGACACAGGTTAGTGTAGCAAACAGTATCACTCAACTAAATTTTGAGGGAGCAGCAGTAGAAGCAGAAGTTTCAATACAAAGTCCGTCAGGACATCCTGGCATCGCTGCGACTGTAACTGTTATTCCTGTCACAGTTGGCAATAATCCCCCTACTAATGCTAGAAATGGTGAATTGTGGTGGGAAAGTGACACTGGTGATTTATTTGTTCGTTATACAGATGTTGATTCATCACAATGGGTGATGACGAATGCGGGTGGAAGGGGTGCAACTGGAGAGAAAGGTGAAAAGGGAGATGTTGAAGCACAAGGTAATAAAGGTCAGAAGGGAGAGCAAGGTAATTTTGTTAAAGGTGATAAAGGTGAATTTGTAAAAGGTGATAAAGGTGATGAAGGAGATAAAGGTGGTAAAGGAGATCCTAGTGATATTAAAGGTGAAGAAGGAGAAAAGGGCACTGATGGTTTAAAAGGAGCTGTAGGGGAACAAGGTGATAAAGCAGGTTTAAGGTATCGTTTTTCTGCTGCTACAGGGAATGCTGACCCTACCCAAGGAGTATTTCGTTATAATAGTAACAATATTGGTAATGTCACAAAAATTTTTATTGATGATTTAGATGTTAATTCCAATGATGTATCATTGCAATTGCTCTCTTGGGATGATTCAACTAGTGTTGTAACTGGATATTTAAGTATCAATTCAAACGATAACTCTGACACCACTCTCTCTATTTTTGAAATCACAGATGTAACTGACACAACTGGTTCTGGTTATGTTGTGGTTGATGTGCAAAATGGATTTGGTTCTATTCCATCTGATACAGAGCAATGTGTATTAAATTTTTCAAGGACAGGTGATAAGGGAGATAAAGGTGATATAGGTAATAAAGGAGAGATAGGTTCAAAGGGCGAACTAGGAGAAAAGGGGCAAGATGGTTCACTTGGCACTAAGGGTGAAAAAGGTGAAGTTGGTCAAAAAGGAGATAAAGGAGAAAAAGGAAACTTAGGTGATGTTGGATTAAAAGGCACAAAGGGAGATAAGGGACAGAAAGGAGAATCGATAAAAGGTGAGGCAGGTGGAGAAGGTGAAAAGGGTGAGAAAGGAGAGAAGGGTGAGAAAGGTGAAGTTGGTGAAAAGGGAGATAAAGGTGAAGTGGGTGATAAGGGAGAGCAAGGCGATAAAGGTATTTCTGGAGCAGAGGCTGATAAAGGTCAAA